CCGTCAAGATCGGCCAGTAGGTTTACGCTGTTAGGGTCTTCATCGTCCCACAACAAAAACGCAAAAGCCTTTTCCTTTTTAAAATCATTTGCGGCATCTTTAGCCAAACCTTCAACCATAGTTGAGGTTGGTAGGCCTTCAAACTTGCCTGATTTGGTGTACACAATTAGTTCTTTGTTTTTATCTTTAGCCAGTTGAGCAGCAAATACCTGCCCTTGACTTGGCTTTGTTTCATAAGGTAAAACAACAACGCCATCTGCACCATGTGCGTAAAAATGGTCTTCCATAAGCGCTTCTAGGTTTGCACGGCTAGTTGAGCCGCTTCCTGCAACTATCACATAATATTTGTCCATGTGGCCTCCTTGGTAGGGAAGGCGCACACTAGCACATGGGTTACGTCTTTGGCTGAGCTAGGTAAATTGCCACGGTAGAGCCCAGCGGCAACTTATCTTTAAACATAGCGTTGCTAGTTCTATCTTGAATAGCAAACTTGTTTTTATAGTAGTGGCTTCGGGAGCCATTTGCTGTGCCTTGCCATTCGTAATCTGGAAAAGACCCATATCCGCTTGCGCCATCAAAGTACCAAGATACAATTGGGGAGTTTTCAAACAAAGCCGAGTCTAACCAAAGAGTTCTACCGTTTGCCGCTTGCCAGTCAAGGCTAACAACTGCATATGCAGCGGTTGTTGGTGCGACGGCGGTTATGTACGGCCTATTCCAATCATTTCCAGAGGCTGTAATTGTAAAAGCATTACTAGTAGATGTACTAATTAAAACAGGAGTTGCCGCGGAGGTGTACCACTTAATGGAAACGGTAACAGATTCATTATTAGTATCTCTTTGAGCGTAGACGCTAAATGTGTATGAGGTGTTTGGATAATGAATTGGCATAAGGTGAGAGCTAGTTGATGAGTCCCAAGACTTAACATTGACGGTGCCTGCGGCCGTAGCTGCAAGTTTTAAAACATTACCAGATAGCCATACAACGCCGTCAACGTCTGCGGTGCGAACAACATCTGATGGACTGCCTGAAACTGAATACTCTATATAAGCGTAGGTTGTTACTGTTCCGCCAGATGAGGCAGAGGCGCCAACGGCGGTTACTGTCTGAACTCCATCAAATGAAGTGCCAACACCAGATACATATATTTTATTTCCAACTTTAAAATCGTTTGTATATAAAGTTTCTATTCTAGCTACGCCAGACGTTAAAGTTTTATAAAGCGTTTGCCATGAAGTAGTTTCTGGTTGCTTAGCGGTTTCACTGATTGTTACAGTAGCGGCTGATCCAGATATAACCCAAGGAGCTACAGTAGGCGAAGAGTAGCTTCCACCACTTAACTCAAAATGAGGATTTAAAAGTTCATTAATTCGTGTTGCTTTTAAAGTTAAATGGAGTTGCCGAGCCTCATCAAAATCAGTTGCTGTTGCGCTAGCTTCCCATTGCGCACAATCAAAATACTGATATTCATTACTAGCTGACCCCGCAAGGGCAGCAATAGAAATAGTAGGTACAGCATAATAAGCTGTAGCTGGGGCTGTTTTGTTAATTACTGTTGCACGGGCAGAAAACGATCCTGTACCACTAGCGGTAGCTGATCCAGTAACTGAAGAAATAGAAGCACCAAATCGGTCATACCAAGTAATACCTACAGTAACATTACGTGTAGTAGTTGAATTAACGGTATAAATGCTGAATGAATAGGCTGTGCCTGCAACAACAGGAATGCCTTTAATGATAGGGGCACTTGCTCCACAAGCTAAAGTTACAGTTCCTGCCGTTACACTTGAATTTTTAACAGCCATAATTCCAAGTTGTTTATTTGGATAAAAAATAGGAGTTGTTGGCTCATCCCAAGGGGCAGGTGATGGGGATACTTGTGGGTAACTTTCAGTTAAGGCGTTCCAAGCATTCATAGAGGTAACGTTTGAGCCAGTTAACGAAAAGGAAAGTGTAGTCGCGGTGACGGCAGTAATTGCAACTGCAGTGGCTTGGTTAAACAACGGCAAAGCACTTCCAGAAACAAAAATATAGTTTCCAACGTTATATTGGTGAGTTCCTATGTCAAGAGTTGCCACGTTACTAGTTAAAGCAATTGTTTTAACGTCTTTAGCTTTAAGGCAGTATAAGTTTGCTGACCCACTGCTTGCCCAATGGCCCACCGACTCTTCAAAAGATGAGTCGTTGTAATCAAGCATTAAGTTTTTACTAACAGATATGCCATTGACTGTTGGGTTAGGTACACTAGCAACGGTAGGAACAGCCCACCCAGTAAATGCTTTTAAAAACTCTCTTAACCCGTCAACTGTGCCTTTTGACTTGTACAGCTGACCCGCATCACGGGCCAAAATACGAGCATGTTGATAGCCTATTTCTGGTTCGTATTGAAGGCCAAACTGTTGTAGTAAAGATGGTAAGAGTAATCCATTTAATTTAGAGGTGTCATGCCTGTTAATTAGTAAATTAGTTAGTGTGTGATATTTACTTAACTCAAACCCAAAAATAGACAAGAAGTTGTAAAGAGTTTGGTTACTGGACTCTCCAGCTACTTCATTTAAATTAGCAATTTTATAAATTTCTGGTAAAAAGTTATATAAGTTGTCAGCGTAGCCGTAGTCTTCAACAGCAAGACCAATAGCGTTTCCTGCGCGAAACCATTTATAGTTAACGCGCTCAAAAACAAATAAAGAATAATAATAAAAAGCGTTTTTAGCCAAGTTTTTGTCAGTAAAGGTTGTAGGGTCAGTTTCTTTGTACGCTTCAAACATATTATTGTTTTTAAGGTCTAACTGAGTGCCGTCCACCTCATTTACGGGAAACCCGTAAGAGTTTCTCACTAGTTTTATTTTTGACCAGTTACCTGAAGGGCTATTCCAATTAAGTGTGATTGCTCCGTACTGTGTTCCTAGGTCGTTAACGGCTCCTGAGGTAGCGGTAAAGTTATTTGCGGTATACGCAATAGCGGTCTCCGAACCGTATGTAGAGAGTCCGTAATAATTTATACCGTACCTAGCCATTAGTTATTGATTCCCCCATTAATTGTCAAAGATAAAGTTCCAAGCTTTGGGATCTCATTGGGTGCGCAAATTACTGAGGTAGTAACTAGTTTAGTAACGGATCCTGAAGCGGACACGCTACTAACTACTGAGGAGATTAAATCGTAGGTAAACGTTGTAGAAGTTACCGATTTAACGACAAACGTGCCATTAAACGTACTGTCGACGCCAGTAACTTTTACGGTACTTCCTTGAGTTAAAGCGTGCGTAGCGCTAGTAGTTAGCGTAGCCACAGTACCAGAAGCCGCTTTATTGGATATTGTGTAAGTTAAGTCGGCGTCGTTTCGTACAAGTTTTTCAACTTGTATATAAGCCACACCTTCAATAGAAGTTGCAGCGCTTATGACGTCAGTTAGCGTGATTGTGTCTCGGAAACCTACGTTATCAAACGCCAAGAGCTCAGTTAAAACAGCCGTTACCGCGGTTTCTATTAATGTTTTTCTATACTGCGGAAGTACTGTGATTGTTGCAGTTATGTTAGTAACTACGTAAGTTGGTGGCTGGAAAGTTATTGTTGTGTTTGCTGGTACTTTTCCAGTTAAAAATGAAGTAAGGGTAGTTTTAAAGTTATTAAATACGTCAGACGGGGTGACGCCGTCATCGTTTACTCCCAAGTCTCCTGCAGAAGGGGCGTAATAGATAGTTACGCTTGTGTATACATCCGCAACAGCATTTGCTTTAGCAACGCCAGCAGCCGTTGCTAAAGCTGAATAGTCAGCTAAAGAGACCGCTCTGTTTAAAGCTTTTAAGCTTAATGGGGCGTTTACTCTAATTGAATCTGTTGTTTCTTCCTCTGAGCCTCCGCTTGCTGCGGTTAAGTTTTTAACCCTTAAACCGCCATAGCTGTTATTAGTAATGGAAGTAATTGCCCCAATAGCTACGTTCCCAGCAACACCACCGCCAACACGGTAAGTGGCGTAGATTTGCGCGCCTGGGTCTGGGACAACTCCACTAACGCCATCGCCAAACAGAATAAAAGAAGAGCCAGCTGCGTTTGTATAGACAGAAAATACAGGGTCGTAATTATTGTAATCAATTAAATAAGGAACTTCGCTAAAGGCTTTACTACCAACTACCGCAGAGATTGATCCTGTAATCAAAGGAGATGTTTGAAGTTTCCAAACTTGATTAATAGTTCCAGTAGAAAGTCCAACTTCTTCAGAGGTCACTGTATAGCCTTGAGTAGCAGTTACTGTAATGTTGCCATCAATTGTTCCAGATTTTGCAGGTACAGTTACTGCGCTGTTAGTTTCAAAAACAATTTGAGTCAACGAGCCATTTGAGGACGGGGTTGTAGCTACTTGAGTTTTTGCAGGTACATCTATAGGATCACCAGATGAGTTATAAAAAGTTAAAGTAACTGTAGCCGCGGTTGCTGCAGTTGGGTTGTACCCTAAAAGACGAGAGATCTGAAGAACGCTATCACGTTGGCTAGCTGTTCCAATAAACGCTTCGTTTGCAGATCGGTCAATATAATAGTTAAGAATGTC